CAATCGTATGGTGAAGCATTAATGTCTGGTAGTACACTTGGACATACTGGTGGTGCTCCAGATATTGCAATAGACCAAGAAACTAACAAACCATTAGGGCCACCACCGATACCAGATATCGTTGCAGCTTACGGAACAGTCGGAGAATTTGCAATACGTGATGTATCGATTGATAACGAAGATAAACTTAAGAACGCACTTGATTTTAGTGATGACTATCTAGGGTTCTTTGATAGACACCCAACCACTCAGGAGATTAGGTCAAAACTTAGAACAGAAAGTAAAAGAGATGAACTTCTGGGACAAATGGTTGCGGAAGGTAGAGTGAGTAAAACATCATTTAGAACAAAACCAAAACGTATCGGTAGAGTCAGTGGTATTGAACCAACATCTAGATTTGGTTATACTGCAATAGGTAATGCAATGGAGAATAGGGGTAAAAGGTTTACTCCGAAGAAACGATGAGTATATTAGTAGTAGACCCAGTATATAATCCTAATTTAGTTGCAACAATTACATCTGCAACAAAGTTAGGGCCTGGTATAACCATTGCAAAGTTTCTTGGTGCATATGGAGATAGAACATCTTTTAATCATATTGGTACTAAGAAAGAAAGAGAAGCAATCGCAAGACAATTATATCTACAAGCAGAAATGATGCGTATGATAAATGGTAATATAGATTTATTTAACAAAGTAAGATTAGTGGTAAGTGAAGGTATTTACCGTGCAGGCCCTAATGAAACTCTATCTGGAGATACACTTTTAAAAAGTAAAGGTGAATTAGTATACTATCAAGTGATTGGTAATGACGGTATTGTTGATTTGGAAACAACATTTGATATTGCAGAATACTGGAAAGACTATGCGGACTATGGTGAGATACGATTAGACTACGACTCTTATAATCCAGACAATACTCTCACTGCACAGATTGGAGTGCAAATGCCTACTGTCGGTGAAGACTTTAATGTAAACTTTACCAGAATGATTAAGACTTTCTTTAATGGTCAACTACAATCTGACGGTGAGTTTATTGAAGTATTAGAATACTTTGATAGAAACGATAGAAGAGTACAAAGAAACTTATCCAGTAAAATTACTTACGATACGTCTGGTCAAAGTTCACATGGAAGAACCTTGCAGAACCAACCAAGAAACTTAGAAAAACAATTAGAAGCAGAAGAGACTATTGACAATCTTGCGGATACTCGTCCAGTAGGAAGTGGTCACGAGTTAACTAAAGTTCCAGAAAACTTAGATGTAGTAAAAACAGCATTTGAAAATGAACCGACACAAAGAAAAACAATAATACAAAAAACGGAGACGTTTACTATTAACGGTAGAGAAGTAGACCCAAATAGTAAAGAAGCACAAGATATTTTAAACGATGAAGGAAGAGCCCAAAGGTTTGCAAAACTTGAAAGACAGTCACAATTAAATAGATTAAAACCTACTGGATATTCAGTTTACTCAGGATATACTGGTGGTGGAAGTTCTGGAGACGATGAAGAAGATTTATAACGATAAAATAATCAAACGAGTATAAATAGATACATGGGAAACGCATACGCAAAAGAAGACCAAGGCGACTTAAATGTTTTTAACATTTCTACTAGTCGTTCGTCTAACTATAAAGACATTGACTTAACTTTTAAAGCAAAAGGAACAAGTGGTGATATATTTAAAAAAGAGAATGCGGCCGCAGTAAAACAATCAATCAAAACTCTACTTCTAACAAATAGATTAGAGAAACCTTTTAATACTGACTTCGGTGGAGATATTCAAGGTAGATTGTTCGGACTCGCAGTTGATAGTACTGCGGAAGAAATAAAAGACCAAATATTATTTACTATTGAAAAATACGAACCCCGTGCAGAAGTATTGGATTTGATTGTCACACTTGACGCAGATAGAAATTCACTACATGTAAGTGTAGAGTTCAAAGTAATAAATACGGGAGTTATAGTAGAATTTTCTACAGTAATCGAAAGGGTAAGATAACATGGGAACAACAACAATTAAATCAACCGCATTAGATTTTCAATCTATCAAAAGTAATCTAAAAACATTTCTTGCACAACAAGATGAATTTTCGGACTATAACTTTGAAGCGTCTGGTCTTTCTAACATACTAGATGTTCTTGCATATAACACACATTACAATGGATTGATTGCTAACTTTGCATTGAATGAGTCTTATCTTGGAAGTGCTCAATTAAGAAGTTCTATTGTTTCACTTGCAGAAGGTATTGGTTATGTACCAGACTCAATGAACTCTTCTCAGGGAGTTATTAATATGTCAATCAGTCTTGCGGGTGTTTCTGGTAGACCAAACAAAGTCACAATTCCAAGTGGTTTTAAATTTAACTCAACTGTAGATGATATTGCATATGTGTTCCAGACTCAAGAAGAAATATCCGCAACCGATGACGGTGCGGGTGCATATAAATTTACTACAGTAGACGGTAGTGAAAACATCAAAGTGTTTGAGGGAACTGCAACAACCAAAACCTTTCTAATCACTGGACAAACCGAAAACTTTGCATATATCATTCCAGACGAAAATATGGATATTGATACTGCAGTTGTTAAGAACTTTGAAACTGCAAGTGGAACAACCTTTTCAACCTTTACTGATTTAAGAAACGCAACCAGTTTAACAGAACTATCAAGAATTTATATACTAAAAGAAAGTCCAAATGGAAACTTTGAATTAAGTTTTGGAAACAAGACTACTTTAGGTATATCACCAGTTGCTGGAAACAAGGTGACGGTTGACTATCTATCAGTAAAAGGTGCAGATGCTAATGGTGCAAAGGTATTCGCACCACAACAACAAGTACAAGTAAATGGTATTGGATATACTGTATCTGTCTCAACAGTATCTAATTCTTCGGGTGGTGCTCCAAAAGAAACTGTAGAGTCTATCAGAACTACTGCACCGTTCCAGTATGCAACTCAAAACAGAGCTGTGACTGCAGATGACTATGCAACCCTAACAAAAAGAAACTTTAGTTCTTTAATCAAAGATATAAAAGCATTTGGTGGACAAGATGCACTTGAACCAGAATTTGGAGTAGTATTCTTATCACTATTATTTAACGATACTATTGAAAATGATACTATAAGTGGTGATGCAACAAAACAAGAAACCAAAGATGCAATCGTAGATTTACTCAAAGATTTATCAGTTGCATCTTTTGATATTAAGTTTATTGACCCAGTTAAGACTTTTCTTGAAACTACTACATTCTTCCAGTTTAATCCTAACTTAACGAGTGAAAGTGAAGCATCTATTAAAACAAATATAGACAATGAGATTTCATCTTATTTTAGTACTAAGACTGGTAAGTTTGGTCAATCATTCAGAAGGTCTAATCTATTAGCACTAATTGATGAAGTAAGTCCCGCAGTTTTATCTTCTCGAATGAATTTAAAAGTACAACAAAGATTTACTCCAACACTTACTGCAGTAGAAAATCATAGTTTAAAATTTCCAATGGATATTGCAGCTGCAGACGATGTGAATAGAATAGTCACTTCTTCTGCATTTAATTTTAACAATCAAAGTTGTAGTATCCGAAATCGTCTGGGTTCTACGATACTAGAATTATTTTCAAATTTGACCCAAGAGGTTGTTGTTGATAATGTTGGTTCTTTTAGTGGAGATACCGTTAGTATAACTGGATTACAAGTAGATAGTATTGTGACTGGAGATACATTTGTTAAGGTAAGTGTAGTACCTGCTAACCAATCTTTTGTGACACCATTGAGAGAAAATGTAATTGAATTTGATGCAATCCAATCATCTGTCACCGCAGTTGAAGTAGACTCGAGTGTAATAAACTAATATGGGACATAAAGTAGACGATACTCTAAGAGATGATAATCGTAGAGAACTTGCGTTTCCTACGGGTCGTGATGTAGAGAAAGTTCTACCAGACCATTTCAAAACTGAGTATCCTAAACTTGTCTCGTTTTTAAAAGAATATTTTCACTTCGAGGACAGTGACGGTTCTCCAAGTAGATTAGTAAATGATTTATTTTATGCAAGAGATATCAATCAGGTAGACGAGTCTTTACTATCATATATCGAAGATGAATTGTTATTAGGACAAGCATACTTTGAAGGATTTCTTGATAAAAGAACAGCTGCAAAATTCTCACATAATTTATACAGTACTAAAGGTACTAAGTTTTCAATACAACAATTTTTTAGAATGTTCTACGGTATTGATGTAGAAGTAGACTATCCTAAAAAAGATGTTTTTACTGTAGGTTC